GCCCATAGGAGCGCGCCACTCTGTGAACTGATAACCAGCAGCAAGAGAAGTCTTATGGAAAGGAGATGATGTCTTCTGAATCATTCCGAGATCGGAAGCGCTGATATCAAATTGAGACCAACCATTGATTTCCTGACTTACAGCCTTGCTGAACTGAGCAGCACCACGTTCACCTGTACGAAGGATGAATGTACGATCACCAAAGTCAAGCTTAGAAGCCGAGAGTTCATAAAGGGCATCCTCAATAAGCTTCAGGCTAAATGTGTTGTAATACATTGTATTGGCAACTTCCATCTGTTCGCGTAAGCCTGCACCCATCTTAATGACATTACCTGACTTACCAAAGTTGAGATATTCACCATTCTTATTCCTATTAGAACGACCATACATGAGCAGATTATTCTTCTCCTCGGCAAATGTTGTCTCGAAGACATAATCTACATGATGCATCCACATGTTGTGAACAACCTGTTTGCCTGATGCATCGAGGAATGGAATACCAACGGCAAGTTTCTTTTCAAGCATTGAGCCCGGAACCTTATGCTTAATACGAAGGGTAGAGAACTCATTGCGCATAGCAGTAGGTGTGGAGAACCTAATATCACCGACCTGACGTGAAAGTTCACGCTCTACAGGTGAGTAGTCGACACTAAACCTCTTACCAGCAAGCAGTTCATCAGCGGGCATACCAGTTGTAACACCACCCATCAGCTCCACTTTATATACAGCATTCGTACCTTCAATACGAGCTTCGCCCAGAATACGGAGTGGATAAGTCTCGTTCTTTTCACCAACGATCACGTTACCATCCGCGAACCAATCTTCGGGGAATACTACAAAGAACGGAGCACCATTGACACCGACATTACTATCACCAGAAGCAACGGTAACACCAGCTTCGGTCCTGGCCTCTACGAGTGGAATATTACGCCTTGAACTACCAATTACATGCCACGTGTAGTCATCGTCAGTATCAAACTCCTTGACAGGGAATTTCGAAATATATGTATCCAGGGTCTTACCACGATACAGGGCAAGCAACTGAACCCACAGCTTCGATGCTTCCTGAGGGCGTGACTGGAAGAATGAACCAAGGTGATTCTCCTTAGTCAGACCCTTCCAATGGTTGAACCAACCATTTGGAATTTGTTTAATTGAGCCATAAATTAATATAAAAATTTAGTAGTTATTAAATATTCAAAGTGAGACCAGAATATGAGTTTTTATCGTTACCCACACCACTAACAAACTTAACGCTACCATCGGAAAAAGTGCTGGTACTATTAACAACATGCTCTAGTTCTCTAATACTTTTCTTCTTTTCTTTCTCTATCTTGTTTTTAACAAGACCAGATAAATCTTTAAATCCATCTGTTAATGTAAAAATGACACCTAGTTTATAAATATAATCTGCACGATTATCCATTTGATACTTCTGTATCTTATTATAAACATTGCCATTTTCATCTTTATAAACAGCCTTGTTGAGAGTATCCAGAACTTTCTTCTTGGTAACCTTATCTAATTTAACGCCATCAAAAGGTTCATCTGTTTCCATAATTGTCTTTTGTAGCGAATCATTAAAGTCTTTATTGGCTTTTTCGGCCTTTTTAGTGGCCTCCTTTGCTTCATCAATGATCTCTTGATACTTCCCCTTAAAGAATTCCTTATTGCTCTCTAAAGCCTCTTTAGCGTCCTCTATATCGGTTGCAGCGTCAAAAGATTGCTCTGTTTTCTTTATAGCCCTTTCTTTGCTAAAACCTTTATTAATATAATCCTGATAAATTATATTCTTCCTAAGATTAACGCCATCATCTGATTCATCAGTCAATGATTCTTCAGTAATGTTATCGAGTTGAGATAAGACATTTTCATACTGCTTAATCACTGGAATCTCGACATTATTATCTAACGCATCATTAATACGTTTCTCCCTCGCTGTCATAGTTGATTCCATCTGCTTACGCATAGCATCAATGAGCTTCTCAGCATCTGTAACATCCTTTATATCTTCATCGGCAATATCGGGAAGTACCCCATCCTCCTTGAGCGCAGCGGCAATGGAAGAGAAGACTGTATTATTGGGAGAGGAACCGCCATCTTCTGTAGAGTTAGAGGAACTCCCCTTGTCGCCTTCTGTATTTTCTTCTTCATTGTTGCCACCTACGCTCTCCGATGACGAGAATAAATCATTCTCATCTATCTCGGTGGTATCATTTGTTTCTTTTTCTTCAGTGGTTTCATTACCACCAGCATTCTCTTCTGTATCAACAGTAGAGAAAAAATCAACGTCCTGTGAAATTTGGACGTCATCAAAACTTAAGTTATTCATAAA